AGATGCCCCGTCAAACTGGCAAAAGTACTACAGTTGTTTCTTATCTTCTTCATTATGCGGTATTCAATGACTCTGTTAATATTGGCATCCTTGCTAACAAAGCAGCGACTGCTAGAGAACTTTTAGGTAGATTACAAACTGCATATGAGAACTTGCCCAAATGGATGCAGCAAGGTATTATTGCATGGAACAAAGGATCTCTGGAGTTAGAAAATGGCAGTAAGATATTGGCAGCTTCTACGTCTGCAAGTGCTGTCCGAGGCATGTCGTTCAACATTCTCTTCCTCGACGAATTCGCATTCGTTCCAAACCATGTTGCAGACTCGTTCTTTGCATCTGTTTATCCTACTATTACTTCTGGTCAAAACACCAAAGTAATTATTGTATCAACTCCTCATGGTATGAATCATTTCTACCGTATGTGGCATGATGCAGAGAAAGGTAAGAGTGAATATATCCCTACAGATGTCCACTGGTCAGAAGTTCCAGGTAGAGATGAGAAATGGAAGAAGACAACAATTAAGAACACATCGGAAGCACAGTTTAAGGTTGAGTTTGAGTGTGAATTTTTAGGATCAGTCAATACTCTGATTGCTCCAAGCAAGTTGAGGACTTTAGTTTACGATAATCCAATACAAAGAAATGCTGGATTAGATGTATATGAGAATCCAATACAAGATCATGATTATGTAATGACAGTTGACGTTGCAAGGGGAGTCGGTGAAGACTATTCAGCATTTGTTTGCGTTGACATTACAGAATTTCCTCATAAGATAGTTGCAAAATATAGAAACAATGACATTAAACCAATGCTATTTCCAAATATCATTTATGATATAGCAAAAAGTTATAATAGTGCCTATATCTTATGTGAAGTTAATGACATTGGTGATCAAGTTGCAAGTATTTTACAATATGATCTTGAGTATCAAAATCTTCTTATGTGCTCTATGAGAGGTAGAGCAGGTCAAATTGTAGGACAAGGATTCTCTGGTAAGAAAACTCAATTGGGAGTTAAGATGTCCAAGACTGTAAAAAAAGTTGGATCACTTAATCTTAAAACTCTTATAGAAGAAGATAAAGTTATATTTAATGATTATGAGATTATTTCTGAGTTAACAACATTCATATCAAAACATAATTCATTTGAGGCAGAAGAAGGATGCAACGATGACCTTGCAATGTGTCTTGTCATATATGCATGGTTAGTCCAAATGGACTACTTTAAAGAGTTGACAGATCAAGATGTTCGTAAGAGATTATATGAGGAACAAAAAAATCAAATAGAACAGGACATGGCACCATTCGGATTCTTAAATGATGGACTAGATGATAGTAGTTTTGTTGATGGTGAAGGGGATACTTGGTTTAAAGCAGACGAATATGGCGATAGATCTTTTATGTGGGAATATCGGTAATGGATCTTGATGGTCAAATAAAACTTGGTCACCTTTTACTACAAGATAGAAAATGTAGAACCTGTGAAATAGCAAAAAATCTAATCGATGGATTTTATAGAACAAGAAAAGATAGAGGACCGGTTGCTTCGTCATATTCTTATGAATGTAAAGAGTGTACAATAAAAAGAATATTATCAAATAAAAAATCAGATATAAGATGGGAATACCCAGATTGGTGATTCACGTCAAGTTTCCCCTGTGAAAAGTAAGTTTTTAATAAATATTTTCAGTTAAACATGAGACCACGGAGAAAAAAACATGGCGACTCCTCAATTGTCTCCAGGCGTATTAGTCCGGGAGGTTGACCTTACAGTAGGAAGAGCTGAGAACGTATTAGATAATATCGGAGCGATTGCGGGACCTTTTGCAATTGGACCTGTTGACGAACCAATTGATATCAGCACTGAGCAAGACCTCATCAGTACGTTTGGTAAGCCAATATCTACAGATGCTCAATATGAGTACTGGATGAGTGCATCAAACTATCTTACCTATGGAGGAGTCCTTAAGGTTGTAAGAACAAACGATACTCAACTGAACAATGCTAACGCAGGTGTTGGTATTGCTTCAACAACATCTTTAAAAATTAATAACTACGACGACTATCAGCAGAACCATAAGGAAAGTGATAATACTTTTACTTATGCTGCTAAGAACCCCGGTGCTTGGGGTAACGGTTTAAAAGTCTGCTACATCGATGATTTTGCAGATCAAACTGTTGGTATAGCAACCACTTCTCTCAGTCAAATCGGAGCACAAATCGGATTTGGAGTTACTGCTTCCCTGAGTGGAGTTGTAATTCCTGGAACTGGAACTACCTCTGAGTTTACTGGATTCCTGAAAGGAATCATCACTGGTCTGACGACGGACTCTAGTGGCAATTCTAGTACAATTGATATCAAAGTTGTTTCTCGCGTAGAAACTGTCGGTACTGGATCCACCGAAACCAAAATCGATTATGCAGAGGGTACTTCCTTCGCAGCATTCGGAACTGGAACTGGACTGAACATTGTCAACAACTCTGGTATTAATACCACTGGAATTCAAGCAACCGCATTTACTCCAACAACCGCAGTTGACTGGTATGATCAGCAAACGCTTGGTTTAAGTAACTCTACTCTGTTCTGGAAGTCCATCGCTCCAAGACCTACGTCTAACGTCTTTGTAACCGATAGAAACGGTAAGAACGATGGTATCCACGTTGCTGTCGTTGATGATACTGGAAGTATTACTGGTATCAAAGGTAATCTGATTGAGAATTTCCAGAATCTCTCCAAAGCAGGAGATGCTATCTCAGATTACAACGCTCCTACTAAGAACTACTACAAAGACTACATTGCAGACTTCTCTGCAAATATATACTCTGGATACAATCTTTCATCTGGTATCACTACCAGTGGCGGTTCTACTTGTGTACCTAGAGCATCTGGATTCTCGACCGACTTTACTCCAGTTACAACTGGCGATGGTCTCTTTGGACTTGATTCGCAGGATGTAACCTTCTCTGTTCTCGGCAATAAAACCTTCACCCTTGGTGGTGGTGTTGACTATTCCGCAGCAAACGGAATGAAGGCAGAACTTTCTAACCTCATCACTTCTTACGAACTCTTCGCTAATAAGGATGAGATCGAAGTCGATTATCTGATCATGGGTCCTGGTTGTATCAATGAGTCTGATTCACAGGCAAAAGCAAACTACATCATCTCTCTTGCAAATTCAAGAAAAGATTGTATTGCGGTTGTTGGTCCCCACAGAGCAAACTTGGTTAACATTACCAACACCACGACTCAAACAAACAACTTAATTAATTACTTTGCTCCAATTCAATCGTCTTCATACGCGATCTTTGATAGTGGATACAAGTATCAGTATGACAGATTTAACAACATCTTCCGTTATGTACCATGTAACCCAGATGTTGCTGGTCTGATGACTCGCACAAACTTAGTTGCATTCCCATGGTTCTCGCCTGCCGGACAGCAGCGTGGAGTTATCAACAACTCGGTTAAACTTGCATACAACCCAACCAAAGCACAAAGAGATAAACTGTATCCTAACAGAGTTAACTCCTTTATCACTACACCTGGTATCGGAACACTTCTGTTTGGAGACAAGACTGCTCTTGGATATGCTTCCGCGTTTGACAGAATTAACGTTCGCCGTTTGTTCCTCACTATTGAGCAAGCACTTGAGAGAGCAGCACAAGCTCAACTCTTTGAACTCAATGATGAGTTAACGAGAGCAAACTTCAGAAATATCGTTGAACCATTCTTGCGTGATATTGAAGCGAAGAGAGGACTCTACGGATTCTTGGTTATTTGTGATAGTACAAATAACACTCCTGATGTTATTGATAATAATGAGTTCAGAGCAGACATCTTCTTGAAACCTGCTAAGAGCATCAACTACGTAACCCTCACCTTTGTTGCTACCAGAACTGGCGTCAGTTTTGAAGAAGTAGCAGGTAGAGTTTGATTATATTATTATCTAAATAACAATAAGGAGAATTAAAAAATGGCACACTCACTTACCGACTTTAAATCAAAACTTGTAGGGGGCGGCGCTCGCCCCAATCTATTTGAGGTCGAAATCACACCTGGCGATCTCCCCTCAGGGGTTGCCAAATATGATGGAGATGTTTTTAAATACATGTGTAAAGCAGCAAACCTTCCTGCTTCTAATGTAGCTTCGATTGATGTTCCTTTTAGAGGACGTACTTTCAAAGTTAATGGTGATCGCACATTTGATAACTGGACCATTACTGTCATTAACGACACTGATTTCAAAATCAGAAGAGCATTTGAAGAATGGGCACAGTTTGTTGCTAACTATCAAGAAGCATCTGGTGCAACCAATCCTCAAGATTATATGAGATCTGCTACCGTTAAGCACTTAGGCAGGAAAAAGTCTAACATTGGTTACGGCGAAAACAACTCTAAAGGTGAAGGTCTTAAAACAATTGCCCAGTATAAATTTGCGGACATCTTTCCTGTTAATATTTCTGCAATTGATCTTTCTTATGATACCACAGATACTATTGAAG